GCAAATGGTAAAGCTGATAGTGCAAATATGAGTCCATTTCAAAGTGAAAGTTTTGGCGGATACTCATATTCCAAAAGTTCAACAAATAGTAATTCACAAGCGGGTGTTTCATCCGTACCTACGTGGCAATCACAATATGCATCAAGACTGAAGATATACAGGAGGATTCGTGAGTTATGAGTTTGCTTGAAGAAGCATATGAAGATTTTACTGTATTAAATAAGTCTGTTATTGATGATGGTTACGGTGGTGTTGAAACTGTTTGGTCTGATGGCGCGACGATCAAAGGTGCTATGGTCTTTGATAATTCATCACAGATGAAAGCTGCAATGGCTATGGGCGTTACAAGTGCTTATACTCTTACCGTTAAAAAATCAATTGAACTTGATTATCACACGGTGATCAGAAGAGAAAGTGACGGTCGGACGTTTAGGCTTACGTCTAATTCAGATGACAAGAAAACACCTGAAAGCGCAAATCTCAATATGAGACAATATAGCTGTGAGGAGTGGAAACTGACATGAATAAAATACAAGCATTGCATTCATTTTGGTCAAGTTTCGGCTTAAAAGCCTATGATGAAAATTCTGTTCCTGATAATACATCATTTCCATATATTACATACGAAGTATCAAGCGATGATTTCGGAAATGTTCTTGCACAAACTGCATCATTATGGTATCGCAATAGTAGTTGGAGTGAAGTAACGGAAAAGGAACAGGAGATAGCAAACTTTATTACGAGGGGTGGAAAAACAGTTCCTTATGATGAGGGCGCTATGTGGATTCAAAAGGCAAGTCCTTGGGCGCAGAGATTAGCAGATCCAAGTGATGAGCTAATACGGAGAATTATATTAAATATAACTGTTGAATTTTTAGATTAATAGGAGGAAAAACAAAATGAAATTTACACAAATTCCTACTACAGCATTTGAGGATATTCAGTTAAATGCTGGAATACTCGTTGATAGCTTTGTTCCTGCAACCGGAACCATCGGAAGGCTTCTCGGAGCAACTACTGGTGGTGTAAGCTTTAACGACAGTGTTGAGTATACTGACTTCGGTGATGATATTGACAACTGTCCCAAGAATATGCTTGAACTTAAAAAGCTTGATTCTCATGAAGTTACTATGAGCGGAACTTTTGTTACGCTTTCTGCGGCAACCGCAAAGATGCTTGCCGCTGCAGCAGATGTTGATGATCTTGACTCCACTCATATCGTTCCCAGAAACGAGCTGCTTGCTACAGATTTCGTAGATCTTTGGTGGATCGGAGATTATTCTGATGTGAACACCGGCGATAACGCTGGATTCGTAGCAATCCATCTTATGAATGCGCTTAACACCGGTGGATTCCAGATCCAATCAGCTGATAAGGGCAAAGGTCAGTTTGCATTTGAGTTTACCGGTCATTATTCCATGGATGCACAAGACACTGTTCCTTATGAGGTTTATATCCAACATGGTGGCGCAGAGCCTACCCCGAGTGTTCTTATCAACACTCATGCGGTTACTGTTGAAGAGAACGATACTGTTACTCTTACTGCACAGACAATTCCTGCGGGACAAACAGTTACTTGGAGCTCATCTGACAGCACTGTCGCATCTGTAACAAGCGGCGGCGTTGTAACCGGTGAAGCCGAAGGCAGTGCAATAATTACGGCTACAATTACAGTTAATGGTGTAAACTATACCGACACTTGTACCGTTGTAGTAGAAGCGGTTTAAGTAGCATGTCATCGGGGCGGTGGTTTGGGACTTGTCCTCCCTTACCCCGCTCCGAATGATATAAACAATTTATTTAAGGAGGACGAACCCAATGAAAAAATTATCTGATTACACAGGTGATGAAGCAATTGAATTGTGGGCTGATTTACTTGAGCCACTGACTGCAATACTTGGTGACAAGAAAGTAGTAAAAGTTATACAATCGAAGAAGCCGCCAATGATAATTGCAAAAGAGATTTTGAAAGAGCATTCTAAAGAAGCTAAAGAAATTCTTTTGCGAATCGATAACACACCGATTGACGGATTAAACATAGTAGTTAGGCTTGTGACTGTTTTACAGGATATCGGGCAGAGCGAAGAAATAAAAAGTTTTTTCGGATATGCGGAGCAGGCGAAGAAGGAAAGCGGATCTACTGGCTCGCCTACGGAGAATATAAAGGTCATAGAGAATTAAAACCTTTTTTACGGTATGTCGAAGCACGAATTGACGAATACAATCGTGAAGAGGCATACCGTATTTATATTACAAAAAGCTTGCAGCTTATTCCGCAAAGTAAATTTATCCAAATATCATATAGTGATATATTAAAGCCTAAAGAAACAGATCAAAGAACCGGTGGTGAGATTGCATTAGATATAATTAAAAATGCAGGCTTACGATTAGGAGATTAAGATATGGCTACGACAGTATTTGAATTACAAGCAATATTAGGATTAGATTCAAGTGCATTTGAAAACGGATTAAAGACTGTTGCAAAATTTGGTGTTGCAGCGCTTGGTGCTGCTACTACTGCAATGGCTGGTATGGGTGCGGCATCTGTTAAGACAGGAGCAGAGTTTGATAAATCAATGTCGCAAGTTGCGGCAACGATGGGAAAGACCACAGAAGAAATTCAAGACCTTCGTGACTTCGCTGAAGAGATGGGAAGAACAACGGCGTTCTCTGCAACTCAATCTGCAGATGCTTTGAACTACATGGCACTTGCAGGATATGACGCAGAAACATCAATGAAGATGTTACCTAATGTTCTTAATCTTGCAGCAGCAGGTAATATGGATCTTGCTCGTGCATCTGATATGGTAACAGACACACAGACCGCATTTGGAATATCGCTTGAAAGAACCACACAGATGGTAGATGAAATGGCAAAAGCCGCATCAACTGGTAATACATCAGTTGAACAGTTAGGCGATGCCTTTTTAACTGTTGGTGGTCTTGCTCAAGAACTTAATGGCGGTATGGTTGTTCTCGATGATGGAACTGAAGTCGCTGTTGATGGAATCCAAGAACTTGAAATAGCACTTACTGCAATGGCTAATGCAGGTATTAAGGGTTCTGAAGCCGGTACGCACATGCGCAACATGCTTACAAAGTTATCTTCGCCTTCATCAGATGGAACAAAAGCACTCGAAAAAATGGGAGTGACTGTTTTTGATACGGCAGGTGAGATGCGTTCTCTTTCAGATATATTCGGTGATTTAAGCGATAAGATGGGCGAGATGACGCAGGAACAGAAGATACAGACCATAACTGACTTGTTCAATGCACGTGACCTTGCATCAGCAGAAGCAATGTTAAATGCAGTTAATCAAGATTGGGATAAGATTGGTTCAAGCATTATTGAAGCAGAGGGTGCGGCTTCAAAGATGGCTGAAACCCAACTTGATAACCTTGCAGGTGATGTAACGTTATTCAAGTCAGCACTTGAAGGAGCACAGATTGCTATATCCGATAAACTTACACCGAGTCTGCGTGACTTTGTAAAGTTTGCTACTGAAGGACTTTCAAAAATCACAAAGGCGTTTACCGAAGGTGGTCTTGAAGGAGCAATGAACAAGTTCGGTTTGATTCTTTCAGACGGAATAACGATGGTATTAGAAAAAGTTCCGCAGATGGTATCAGCAGGAGCGCAGTTGTTATCTGCATTAATAAAAGGTCTTTTGAAAAACAAAAAGAAAATTTTTGATGCAGTAAAACAAATAATGAAAGCCATAACAGATACTATATCAAAAGAGTTTCCTACTCTTAAATCTATTATGGATAAAATACAAAAAGTATTTGATGCAGTCTTTGGTTTTATTGAAAAACACGGACCGCTTATCAAAGCAACTATTGAAGGAATTCTCGCAGGATTCCTTGCTTATAATGCGGCGATAACTGTGTTTACTTCAATGCAGAAAGCAATAGCACTTGTAGGAACTGCTATAAAAGTTTTGAATGGTGAACTTACTGCTTCGTCATTAATTAATCCTTATTCTGCTATGGCTACGGCATTAGCAGTTGTTATAGGTTTAGTAGTCACGCTTGCTCAAAAAGAAAAAGAAGAAAGACAGGCATGCTACGATTCCATCGTGGCTATTTCTGAAGAAACACAAAAAGCGGCAGAGTTTGCTACAGATTATATATCCAAACTTAAGGATATGTATAATTCAAATATGAAAATAAAAGAGTCTGTAGAAGAACAGATTCAGCCCGAGCAAGACCTTGTTAACGAATTAAGAAATATCGTTGATGAGAATGGTCACGTTAAAGAAGGCTACGAAGAAAGAGCAGGAGTTATAACAGAAGAATTAGCAACAGCATTCGATACTGAAATCAATTACCAAAACGGAGTCATAGAAAAATATGATGAAGTTATGGAAAAACTTGATAGTTTAATTGAAAAGAAAAAATTAGAGGCATTAATTGATGCAGGTAAAGAAGATTATGCTAATGCTATGAGAGACCAAATAGAATTATCTAATGGTCTTACTGATGCACAGAATGAATATAATCAAGCAGTACAAGATTATGATGATGCTTATGAAAGATTCCTTTGGGCACAAGGACAACGTAATGATTATGCTCAACGTGGATTAGCAGGTCTTAATAGAGAATGGAGTGAAATAGATAAGCAATACAGAGATGCACAAAGTGAATTAGAAGCATACGGACAAAAATTGGATGAACTTGAACAAAAGTTAGATACGAGTTCACAGGCTTACTATTCTAATCAAGATTATATTAATGATTATAATAGTGCACTTGAAATGGCTACATCGGGAGTCGGTGATTTTGAAGTTGCTGTTGATAATCTTACTAATGGGATTATTACTAATGCACCTCAAGAAGTATTAAGACAACAGTTAGAAGAATATACTAATGACCTTGATGCTATATTAAAAGCCTACGAAAATGGTGCTAACGTAAGTACTGAACAAATCGAAGAAGCATCTCGAAGAGTACAACTTGCTATTGATGCATTAAATGGAACAGACCAAGATATGCAGGCAACTACTGATGCGTTTAATCGTGCGGCACAGGAAGTACAGTCTACACCCGATGCATTTAATCGTGCAGGACAGGATGCACGTACAGGATATGCGAATGCGTTTGCTGAAAATAGTGATGTTATTGAAGCCGCAAGGCAGATGGTAGCAGATGGCTTGACTGCAGTACAAGATGCACAGGATTCGCATTCTCCGTCAAAAGAGTTTAAGAAACTCGGTGTCTATGCTTTGGAAGGATACGAGTTAGGCTTTATGAGCAGACTTAATTATCTTATTATCACTGTTAAAAGGATAGTAGGCGAAGTTGAAAAAGTATTCAAGAATATAGTTAAAGATGCAAGTGTGTGGGGAACAGATTTTATGGACAACTTCATTGAAGGTGTAAAATCTAAAATTGCTGAATTAAGAGCAGTAGTTGAAGAAGTTGGAAATATGGTCAAGGATAACCTTGGTCATTCGCATCCAAAAGAAGGACCGCTTGCAGACGATTATACATGGATGCCCGATATGATGGATTTGTTCGTGCAGGGTATTAAAGATAATAAAAAATTATTGCATAATACTATTGTAGATGCATTTGATTTTAAAAACTTAATTGCTACTCCGAACGTATCCGAAGCAGTTGCAGATAATAACAATGTAGCGCCTGTGAATAATACTTTTAATATCACTATTGAACAGCCTGTAGAAACTCCGTCCGATATGGCAAGAGCATTAAGGGAAGAGTTACAGTATGGATTATTGAGGGATGAAGCATATGTATAATAAGACGTTGATAAAATTCGTAAAGGAAGACAATACAACTTTATACATTGGTGCAGATTATAAATGGAGGTTACAGAAAAACGGACTCGATGGTTTTTCAAATTTTGATGCGAAAGTTACTGTAACCGAAGATTATAACCGAGAAGG